TCGCATACTCAAACCTAACCTCCGATGATGAACCCTTACCAGTTGTCCGCTGAACGAAAGTTGCTCGGCTGCCTCATGGACAAGTTCGTAAACCGAACCGTCCTCCTAACCCAAATCCCTGAACGCCTATTCACGGGCAACAACGTCCTCCTGTACCGGGCTATCGAGTCCCTCCACAAAGCAGAGCGAGAGGTGGATGTCGTTACCGTCTACAAGTACCTTGCCGACGCAGGCCAAGCCCATGTCCTACTCGAAGGCATCGACCCCGAAGCAGGGCTTGTCAGCAACTGGAAGACCTACGCATCCGACCTGCACGACCTTTGGAAGGAACGTGAAGAGGCGAGAATCATGGAAGAACTCGCCCATGACAGGGACATCCCCAAAGCCTTCCAACGCTACCAATCCATTCAAGCCGTTGAGTCCAACGCCTCCGAATCATCCGCTCACGAACTCGCCAAGGACTTTCTTGCTAACATGAACGAGGTCCGGGAAGGACGACGCAAGGACCAAATCTACCAAACCTTCATCCGACCGCTCGACAACATCTGCACCGGGTTCAAGCCATCCGAGTTCATCCTCGTGGGTGGTAGGCCTGCGATGGGTAAGACCCTGCTCGCCCTCCAAATAGCGATGAATCAAGCCATGGCCGATATTCCCGTCGTATTCTTCACGATGGAGATGTCCGCTGATCAACTGACCCAGCGGATGCTTTCCAACCTTGGAACCATGGACGGGTCTGCATTCCTCAAGCCCGACGAGCGAATCAGCACCGAGCAGTTCCTGACCTTGGCACAAAAGGCTGATCAACTCAAAGGGAAGCCCCTCTACATCGTGGACCTGCATCAAGCCAACCTCGACCGCATCGAGGGCGAGATAGCAAAACTCAAGGCCAAGTTTGGAATCGTTGGTTTCTACCTTGACTACTTGCAACTCGTAGAGCCTGCGAAGATTGACAAGCCCAAGCCCAAGATAGAGCAGATGACGAATATATCCAAGCAACTCAAAGCAATCTGCAAACGGCAAAAGGTATTCGGGGTCGTGGTTTCTTCGCTATCACGGGCAACCGAAGGCAGGTCCGACCATCGCCCCATCATGTCCGACCTTCGAGAAACGGGGCAACTGGAGTTTGATGCCGACAAAATCGCCTTCGTCTATCGCCCATACGAACACGACAAGAGCGCAGAGCAGGATCTGATGGAAGTAATCTTCCGAAAGAACCGTAACGGAAGCCTTGGAATTGCCCAAGTCCAATGCCAACTGCCCTACACCAAAGCCAACGAGTATCCGCTATGACCCCCGAATACACCCTGCAAGCAGCCTGCGTCAAGTTGTTCAAACTCTTGAAGCCCCACGAAGAAGGGAGGTTGTTCCTGAACCTCAACAACCCCCGAAGCCGAACGAACGGTCATTTTCTCAAGGGGATCGGCCTGACCGCTGGGGTTGCAGACATGACCTACCTCTCCGATAAAGGAGCCATCTTCCTTGAGTTCAAAGCCAATAAGGGCAAGCAGTCCCTTTCCCAAAAGTGGTGGGAGTCAGTCGTCCAAGAGGCAGGCTACCGATACGAGGTCATCAGGAGCGTTGAGGATTTTCAAAACTTAATTATGAAAACATGATAATTATCCCAATCACAAACGAACAAAGGGAAAGAGCCAAGGAATTGTATTCTTTTGACAAACTTAATGGGTCGTTTACAAAAGGAGAAGGGAATAAATATGGGGCTATTGGTGAAATAATTGTTTTTGATTATTACAAAAACAAAGGTTTTGACGTAAATAACAAAATTATTGGAAAAGATAAATATGAATACGACCTAATAATCAATGAATTTAAGGTTGAAATAAAAACCAAAAGCACAAACGTTTATCCTCAAGGGCGTTTTTTGTGCAGTATTTCAAACCATAATATTAACCAACAGTGCGATTTCTATTTTTTTGTTAGGGTTTTAGAAAACTTGCAAAAAGGGTTTTTGTTAGGCTATAAGTCAAAGAACAATTTTTTTGAGAACGCTGAATTTAAAAAAAAAGGAAGTACCGATATTAATGGATGGGTTTTTAAGGCCGATTGCTGGAACCTTCCAGTCAAAGATTTAGATAAATTTAAAAAGTAATTACAACCAATTAAACCAAACAACTAAACCCCCAAAACATGAGAAAATTAATTTTAGAACACAACGGCCTTTGCATCATTAACGCAACTCTGGAGCATACAGGCTATCAAGGAGGCGATGCAGGACACGGAGGATATGTGGCTATGACCTTTCAAGATATGGGGTCAACATCAATGGAATGCTATGTGAACGACGACACATCAAGGGCTGAGCCAGTAGAAAAGATTGAAATCGTTTTCCGAGGCGACGACGAAAGGGATGGCTTGATTAAGACACTCAAGGCCTTCGTGAAAGAATTGGAAGAAAACCCTACCTGTTAGGTCGCAAGTGTTGAATAGGTGTGTATATTTGTTCCATGGCCCGACTGCTACTGCTGCTCCTGCTGACCGCTTGCACCAACGACCGCCCATGGAAGGTGATTGAGGTCCGGGCCAAGGGTAACGCCTGCGAGTATGTGCTATCCCGAAGCAACGGATTCGGGCCACAGATCAAGACCCTGACCGATACCTGTGGGAGGTATCAACTTTTTCAAACCTTAAGCCTATGAAACGATTTTTAGTGTTTGCAGGTGATGCCTATTATCCTGAAGGAGGGATGAATGATTTTCAGGAGGACTTTGACACCTTGGAAGAGGCAAGAAGTTTTGAAACAAAAATCAAAGAAAAGTTTAAACTTTTATGGAAGGATAACTGGAAGGATTTCAATTGGACCGAGATTTGGGATTCGGAAACCCGAACCCACGTTTAATACCCAATCGGGTATAATGTATAGAAAATCCCAAAATTTATACGCGTTCGGGTATAATGAATGAGAAATCGGTCAATAAGCGCCCTTATCGGGTATAATGAATGATTAATCCGTCAGCCCACACGCTGACAAAACCTCCCCCATCGTCAGCCTATAAACTTACCAACCAAACCCCAACCCCATGAAAACCACACCAACCGATTTCCGACGCTGGCAACTGCATATCCGTAAGGAGTGCGTCAACTGCAACCGACCCGACAAATCCGAAACCATCAAGGCTTGGTCCGTGAACTGGACCCTGCTCGGTCGCATCCTTCAAGCCAAAAACGCCTGACCATGGAATGGATTAAATGCTTGGACCGGATGCCGACACCTTACGAGCCAGTCCTGATTTTCACAACCGACATGAACCAAGCCTACGCATGGCTGGGAGATGGACGCTGGTACTACGAACACCAAACTTGGTTCCTAATCGAAGTAAGCCATTGGATGCCCCTACCCCCTAACCCGTTCTAACATGGACCTAATCTCACGCACCATCCTCGGCTACACGGCAGAGGTCGTCGGAGTCAGCCCGGACGACATCTTGAGCGAAGTCAAGACCCAAGAACTGGTCCTTGCTCGCAGCATCTTCGCAGACATCGCCTACTCCGAATATCTCTACACCTACTGTCAAATCGGGCGAATCATCAAGAGGAACCACGCAACGGTCATGCACAACCTCGAAATCCTTGCCAAAAACATGAGGGCAAGGCCGGACATTAAATTCCTTCGTACACAAGTTTTGAACAGGACGAGAGATTTTTTGCAACATTAGCGAGAACCCCCTCCATCTTTGCGTGAGTGAACGCAGAGGCTACCATCCTTGACCTTTATCGCAGCGGAGAAATCCGCAAGGCTTGCCTCACCATCACCGGGGGCAATCCGCTTTGGAAGGACCTCGAACAAGAGGTCGTCCTAATCCTACTGGAGAAAGACCCCGACAAGATTACCAAGATGCAGGTTCAAGGCTACCTGCGCTTTTACATCGTTCGGCTCATCATGAACCTGTACCGGGGCAACAATAATCAATTCGCCAAGAAGTACCGACATCACGACGAGCGGGTCGAGGTTGACCCCGAAACCCAAGAACTGGGCAAGGACTACGATTCCCTGCTCGATGACCTTTGGGCTATTGCCCAGCAAGAGATGGACTCTTGGGCCAAGGACGGGGCATTCCCGTACGACAAAGAACTGCTGAACCTGCTGATGCAAACAG